GAAAAACTCACCAAAGCATTAAACTGATGTTGGTTTATATCATCTCTGGTCATTGCCGCAACTTCTCTCTCATAAAATGTCAAGACGTTCAACATTAATTGCTCGGCTTGTTCTTCGGTGATTGGCGGATCAGTGAGTTTTACTTTGGTGCCGTCTTCGTAATAAGTAGACCCATATCCGATAGTGCAAACTCCTGCAATGTCTAGGTATGGATGAGAGACAAAATCTTCCCAATCTTCAATAAATTTGATTCCTTCTTCGTCTATCTTTGTTATCATAGAGTTACTACTTTACCATATATATCACTGCTGGGGTATCGGCACTCAAACACTGATGGGTCCAATGAAGGAAAAATTACACCATCTATAGTCGCTCCCTGAATATCATATCCATAAGGAGAATACCCTTGATCCGCACCAAAAACATTTTCCAATCTCACTTTTTTTACATTCTGTACTCCTTTGATCCCAGCAAGCAAAATATAAATGTCAGAAAGAACAATAGGTTGATTGATCTGCCATTTATCTATGTTGAAGAAATCTTCCACCGCGGTAATACAGTTAGTTAATATCTCTTTTTCATTATTTCCCGGAAGCACCACTATTTCAAAGTATACCTTGAAATTTATATAGAATGCATCCTTGATCGTGATCGCATCTGTGAGCATTCTAAATTGATCTAAATATGTTTTTAAGTTAGTTTTGAGCCCCAGATCTCCTTGAACAAGATCTTTATTTTGATTGAAGGCCAAAATGTACATGCTCAATGCTAAAGGATTGTTATCGATAAAATCTGTTTTATCTATCTGACTATTTAATGTCTGATCTTGGACGATATAAACCTTAGCTACTGTCCCAAATTCAGATGGCAAACTCAAAGCTCTTACAGCATAGTCATCGGTTGTTACGCATCTCAATTGTGCGGGGAATGCTCCTAGTGTATTGTTTTTTATGTCATCGACAGAATCCCCAGATCCACCTCCAACAGAGGCCGAAGGATTGTTAAACGCCACGGATTTCACTACTTGATTTAATAAATTCTGATTTAAGGCCACGACGTTTGTCGATACAGGATTTGCATTCATCCCGGTGATCTTAGTGATATCATTGCTCGGAACATTAGTTTGAACACCACCACCAACAAGGTATGTGAAGGTCAATTGTGTATTGGCCGGAGCAATTCCATAATCTTTCGTGAACAAAAAATTACTCGGGTCAAAGGCCAGATTGATCTTACTAATATTGTCAACTACACCTAATCCAACATTATCTGGGTTAGGAATCACTATTTCATCTGCCACAGATAATACTCCTGCTCCAAATTCAATTTCCATGGTTGAGTCAGTTCTAAATCTAGTAACGAATCTACGTGGAACTTTTTTTAATCGAAGTAAATATGGAGTGGTGTTTTTATATTGAAGAAAATTTGGATCGTTTATTTCGTTGTTAGAAACCGCGGTAAAAATCGTAGATTGCGCGAGGAATGGAACTTCTTCCCATTTATTTCCATCGCTGTCGGTAACATCTGTAATCTGAATAATATTGTCGTCTTGGATATTTACCACTTGAAATTTTTGTGGGCTCCCGAAAGAGAACGTCTGAGTTTTTATTGAGCCCGCTACGCCTTTTACTGTCTTTTGAAGCAAATGATACTGCACATTTGTAGTGACAGGATCAATTTGATAAACATTAGAAATAGTCGGATCAAAAGACGAAGAGAACGCGAAATTCACTGTGTCCTGTGTGATGAAAGAGACGGATGGATTTGACACAGATTGAACTGTTGCTCCCTTATCTATCGATAAAGCATACCTGTAATCTGGGTTTCCTCCGCCATCATCTGGAATCAATTGATAAACGAATAGTAAAGCATTTGACGTAGAAGTAACCTTTGGTCTATACCCCAGAGCATAAGCCAATGCCAATAAATTATTCTTTTCTTGCGCATATAAAAGAAGGGCTTCCTGCAATTGATTGTCTTGATAGAAAGAAAGAACGTCTCCGATGTAAGAAGCTTGTTCTATGAACATGGTTGCGGGATCCGCATCACTAAAATCGTTGTAAGTTGTAGGGAAGTACGTCTGGGCAAAATCTAATAATGCTTGCTTAAAGCTGGCAAAATCTCGATTTAAATATTTTATATCTCTAACTTGGTTAGCCATTTATTTGTATTGTAAGTTCATCATGAGAATTATTCACGCTATATGCTAGATTAATAGTCACTGTATAATTATCCTTATTAACATCTACCGTAAGATTTACAATTGATATCATCGGAAAATACTGTTCGATATCATCTGATATTTTTCCATACAACTGTTCAAACTGTGGGGTCTGTTCAAAAATATATGCTCGGAGATCACCACCAAATTCCGGGTTAAATATTCTTTCACCACGATTGGTTAAAAAATAATTAATAAGATTTGTCTTTATCTGATCTTTTGTAGTATACGTGCTATTAAATACCGGAGTCCCATTAAATGGAAGAGATACTCCTATGGCCACATTGGGCTGAGTATCTATCGGATTTATCGTAATTTGTTCTCGTAGCCGTCTCATTTTTTATTTACATTGGACTTTGGGCCGATGCCATTGCTCTTTCTTCAAGATTACTTGCTAATGTCAATAATGGATCGTCAAATGCCGAACTCATATCAATTGCTGTTTGAGCAAGAACATTTTGTAATTTTTTGGCATTGGTATTAATCCCGAATTGTTTTACAATAGTATTAACTCCATCATCAATTTTCTTCTCTTGTTGATTTATTTGAGCCGCAGCTTGCTTCCATTCAGGAATTTTATATTTGCTTGATGGAATCTTGAGATGATCCGGAAGTTCTCTATTTCTTGCCGGAGAAGGAGCATTAACAATCTCCATGAGCCCAGATTGTTTTTCTGGAGTAAGATATTGAGATTGATCAACATAAGCACCTTCGATAAGTACCGCATCTTTTATCTGCTTATTTTCTTTTATCACCTTGGCTAGTAAAAGTTTTACCTCTTTCAAATCTTTGGCGAGATCTTCTTTTATTAGTTGCCTTTGATCCTTCAACGCAGATTTTACGGTTTCTCTGATAAGCTCGTTAAACAATTGTATTTCAGCTTGTGTCATATAAAATAAATATTACGGTTAAAAATTATTGGCCGCTTAAAATGGTCTTAAGCTCTGCAACCAATTGATCTGGTGATTCTATAAAACTCGGGGCTGTTTGTACAGCTTTAAGTCCTGTGATCTTATCTATGGCAGTTCCTATAAGTTGTCCCGTGCCAAATTTATCCACCCTTAATGTATAAACCCGGGCATTGCTCCCGATGAAATCATCCGAGGTATTATTAATTGTTGTGGGGCTATCTGTTCCCTGCCCCAATAAATTCTGTGAGATGTTATTTAGAGCATCGTCCACATTAATGGTGTTGCCCTGATCCAAATTGTCCTGAATATTGAGACTTACCTGTAAATTCATAAACTTCTGCAACATCTGATTAAATAGGACTTGATTAGAGGCCAATTGCGACGTTATCACCGAAGAGTATCCATTTAGCATGTCACGAAGAAATACGACCTTAATTGCGGCCTTAAACACCGTAAACGCGACTTTAGCGATAGGATTAACCGCGATAAGAGTTTCTTGGATATTTAGCAGGGTTTGTATCACTTGGATGGTTTGACTGATGGTTTGGAGGCTTCCCATCGTTTTCTGCATGATATTCAACGTATTCCTGATAGATTCTATCTTATTTTGGATGTTATTTCGTTCAATTTGGCCTTGAGCCGCCTGATTTTTGTTTATTGTGATGACAATTTGATTGCCGTGGATCGTAACATTACTGTTCTTATCGACATACGATAAAAGCTGATCGGACAGGTCATTGATCTTTTTCTGGGTAATTGTGCTTGTTTGGGCTATCTGCCCAAGAGTTTTGTTCAAAACCGCGGAGATTGGATCCTTTACCGCGGAAGTGGCAGTTGAAGTTATGTTGCTGACAAATGTCTGGGGGGTTGAGGAGTCAAACGATGATATGCTATTAACATTAGAACTGGCAGCGGTACTTAATTGAGCCGCCGTATTCATGGTATTTGTAATATTATCGATTGTTGCCATATTATGCGGTGAATACCACGGTAGATTTTATCTTTGATACCTGTGAGGATATATTTTGTACTTGTCCTTGAAGTTTGATGCCCGCGGCGTTAACTGTTGGTTGAGCTACTGTTCCAACTCCTATTCCAGTGGCCGTAGACAGATTTGATGCTAGATCATTTAACGAACTCAGAAGATCGTTTAGTACTTTGACTAGATCATCTCCCTTAACTGCTGGTTGAATCTTTCCGAGACCAAATTGGATTTTAGGAGCATTAACCACAAATTGATTTTTTGATGGATCTCCCTTAGATGGCCCAACATTTATATGAACACTACCACCAACGGTTATTGCCAGATCTTTTTTTGCCGACTGAAAAATATTATCTGTACTCGAATTGAAAATTAATCTATCGGAAGTTATTATAATCTGATCATCGTCAAACTTATGTACTGGTACAAAACTCATTATTTGCCTTTATAAATATCCAATATTTGATTGTACAAATCCCATAACTGATCAATTGTAAATCTAGATTTTTTTCCTTTTCGTGGAAGAGAGGCCCATTCTCCGGAAAGAGAATATATCAGTCTAGAAAAATTATCAAGGTTCCCATCGATCGCGGCAACAACATCCGCGGACTTTCCACGTTTGTTTGTAATGTCAAGCCACCCGACATAGTCTTGTGCAAATTTTCTCATCCCCGTTTCCTTGGTTAATTTTAATAAACTATTCCACGTTCCATATTGAAATTGATATCTTCCACTAGCAGATGTAGTATGGTCACCAACAATGAATCTTGGGTGTGGGTGTGGTGGATTAGAATCGGCCATATTAAATCCTTTGATAAGATGCCATCCATAAGTGATATCATACCCATTAAAATTTCCTTGCCCCATTGTTTCTTCAGTCAAAGCAATTAAATCTAAAAGAGCTCGGCCTTGATTGTTGATTCCCGGGACATTAGCCACTCTTCCTGCATTTTTTTGAATATTGGAAGTGTATTTAAATGAAAGATGTTTACCGCTGGTAATAGAATCGTTATTGGCCAGAGTATTATTTGTATCTCCGACATAATCCTGTGATGGTAAACCTTGAAGTTGAGGAGTTAATAATAATCCGTTGGTCAATGGTACTGGAATCTCTTCTCCCAACTGTACAAAATTTAAATCGCTTTCATTATCCGGAACCGCATCTAAATTGTCTGAGATATCTGGAGCAGCTTCTACTGCCGATGGGCTAACTGGGGGGGTTGGATTGTCTTTTGGAGCAATAATATCTAACGAACTAGCTGCAACATTATTCGGGAGAGCTTCCTGAGTTCCTACCACCACACTTTGTTTCGAAGAATTATCATTAGTTTGATTATACGAATCAAAATTATTATTCGATAAAATAAAATTTATTTGCTGGGTACTTAACATGTATACTGAAGATCCATCTTTGTTGATATCTTCGGCCACTGAATTCCAATTATTCTTTTGATCTATTTGCTTTTGACCATTTCTGAGGATTGTTATTGGATCCCCTGTTGGGCCACTCCATTCTAATCCACCAGTTATTTTATCAGATGGTGTTCCACCGAACCTCAGAGAGTTTCCAAATCTTCCTTCGTGTTTCACATCACCTTCTAGAGGCGTCAGAGGTTTAATTCCTTTTTCTTGAAAATAATTTCCAAGAGATATTTTTTGTGAGGATATTACTGTTTCGCTACTAACTCCGGTATTTAATATTCCGATAGAGGCGTTGTCATATACTGTTTGTTTTGATGAGCCGGGGACAAGATTTTGAATAGTATTTTGATCAGGAGCAGCATTGTGTTCTACTGATCCGTATATTGATACTGGATCTTTGTAATAAAAAGTCTCTGAGTATTGAGTTGAAGGATTTTGTATTAGGGGCGTTGGTCCCGGAACCAATTCTACTATTTCATTGATCACCGGAGTTTTTATTCCACTGTGTAATTTAAATGCCACCAAATATTGTTTGCTGGTATCACCACTCTCTGCAAATAAACTTATATCTCTATACGGTTCAAACTGGATAGATTCAAGAACACTTGTCTTAGAAAATATCGGATCATTCTCTGTCATCGCAATAGCTATAACTCTCCCATATAATCTTGCGGAAGATCCATTTTGTTCCCTGATTGAAGAATGTACGGTTGTTTCTACGACAGCTTTAGTGCCGTCGGAAATAAATGATTCCCTAGGCATCTTTTCTGTCGATTAACTTAATTGGTTCTGGAGATTTTACTGTGAAGTTATAAGCCTTAAGAAGGTCATCTATTTCTTCCTGAGGAAGTGTTGATTCTTCTTTTCCGTCTTTATTTTTATTTGAAGCCGCTTTGGTAACTATTGCAAGAAGCTTAACTAAAATATCTTGATTTTTTACTCCCTCTGATATTAAATGGGCTAATTTATCACCGATCGTCACGGCATCACCGACATTCTGCACCATTTCCTCGAGTTTTTCAATCAGATCGTTTATTTGGGAGGCCCTGTCTTTCTGAGTACTATGAACTTCCTGAAATAATGTAGATAAGTTCATCCCCGGATATACTTCTATTTCCTTAAAATCCATGATATTATACCTTTGTATATAAATATCAGGGTCTATATTTTAATATCTCCGGTAAGATAATACTCGTTCATCAACTTTCTATACAGTTCTTTGAGCTGCTTTAATGCTTTAGTGATCTGAGCAGCAGTGTTTCCTGTCTGTTCTTTCACATACAAGTATAAAGCCTGTTTATTCATTACTTCGATAGACTCTCTTCTTCGGAAGAGTTCAAGAACAGCATATCCAGTTTTTTTATCTACGTCTTTTGGAAACATTTCATCGACATGGGCTTCCAAATATTCGATAAAAAGCTGGAGAAAGTAAAGAACATCTGATTCACTTCCTTCATTTAAAATGTTGGTGTATATCCCGACATCTTCATCTACTTCATCAAGTGATGCTTTTTCTTTTTGTCTTTTGTAACATTCTGCATCGTAAATTATCAGGTATCTTTTGGCTATTGTCCCAAAATAAGAGTAGGCTTTACCCTTATCTTTTTTATACAGATGAAGCTTCTGTAATAGAAAAGCAACTACCTCGTGTTTTAGTTGCTCGACATTGTCTAATTCGGTGTGATAAAATTTAAAAGTGTGGATTATATTCTCTACAAGTTTGTGAATACTCCAGTTAATTTTTTCATTGAACAGTTTGTTTCTTAAATCTACATCGGTGCTATTGTTATAATCTACTATTGCGTTTTGGGTTTCTTCGGTAAAATAATTTATTGGTTTTTTTCTTTTTCTCTTACGAAGTTTCCCAGATTTGGTGTACAATTCCGGATCTAAAGTTTTCGACATTTAGGGTTTGATTTGAGGGATTAAAAACGGGCTGCCGCATAACTTATTTTTTATCTTTTACTTGGGAAGTTTTTATTTGTTCAGTAAAAAACACATTCAAGTTTCCCTGAATGGCTTTGATATTTTCGAAGAACCAACCTATCTCATCATCTGATTTAAAAGTTTCCTTTTCATCTATCTGACGAAGCCTAACATCTGCAACATCAATTGCATTTTTTAGACCCACCCAAAATTTATTGTACTGGGAGATGATTTCTGTTAGTTTTTCGATATTTTCTTCGGCACTCTCTAGCTTCAGAAGGAGATTTCTAACTGCGAGAACACCTGCAACTAATAAAATAATTTCTAAGATTATCAAAGCTGTCATTAGGAATTTTTTATTTTTTCTAATTTATGAGAAGATTTATTTTTGGAATTATACTTCTGGAACAAATCATATTCTA